TTGCACGATTTTACAAACAGGAGGCAGGACTTTGATTTATTTATCAGACGTCAGAGATTGGCTGAAAAGTGTAACAAATGCTGAGCATTACTACATTGGCAAGCTCGACAACAAACAGGATAAGTCAATCGGCGTGTACTCTCTCAAGCAGTCGGGCGCTCCTGCAAGGGCAATAGGTGATGAGAGCACATACAGCACAATGTGTGTGTCCTTGCTCCTGCATTGGAACAACAACGCAAAGGAAACGGAGCAAGCGGCACGCAAGCTGTTTGAAACACTATACAGCATTAAGAATGTTAAAATCAACGAACACACAATTTATATAATCGAGCTGCTCACCCCTGAGCCTATTGATGTGGGTACAGATGACAAGGGCATATATGAGCAGGTCATTGAAGTTAAATTTTACTATGAAAGGAAATGATATTATGGCAGTAAAAAGCGGAGTTTATCCTTGCTACGAAAATCAGTTTGCAATCGGTAAATCGGGCACAGACACAGCCACAACTCCAATCGCAAATTGTGAGGAGTTTTCGGTGGCATTTGACAACGGCGTTGAGGAATGGACAGCGTTTGAGAACGAGGGTTGGAAGTCAAGACTTATGACAGCCAAGAGCGTTACAATCTCTGTAAAGGGCAAGCGTACAATCGGTGACGCAGGCAACGATGAAATCGCAGAGCTTGCGTTTAAGAACGGCACAGCCGTACAGCTTCCGTTTAAGTGGACTTTCCCGAACGGTGCAAGCGTACTCTTCAAGAATGCGGTTATCTCTGTAACAGCAAACGGTGCAGCCGCAAGCACAAGTGTTGCACCTCTTGAATTTGAGGTTATGTCAAACGGCAAGCCCGAATACACACCTGCAGCCTAAGGAGGTATAAAGTATGTCAAAAATTATTGATATTACAAACAAACTTAATTTTGACGAAAAGCCAAAACTTGTTATCAAAGGCACAGAAATTGAGGTCAACAACGACGCAATTTCTTTCATTAAGACGGTTGCGCTTTTTGACAGCGAGGACGGCGTAAAAACATCGGACATCTTATCGGCTCTTGAGCTTCTTTTTGATAAGGAGAACAGAGAAAAGATTGCAAAACTTCATCTCTCGTTTGCCGACCTCTCAACGCTCATCAGAACAGCAACGGAGCTTATTGCTGACGAGGACAGCGAGGGGGAAATTCAGACCCCGGCTACGACTTAATAGATGATTTCGATTTAATCGTATCGAGTTTTAAGTCAGAGTACGGGGTGAGCATTTACTCCGAAGATTTTAAAAAGATGACTTGGGCGGAGTTCAGCTCTCTGCTGTGTGGCTTGGGAGCTGACACGCCTCTTGCGAGAACGGCTCAAATTCGCCTTGAGAACGATGAAAATGTTTTGAAGAACTTTACATCATCTCAACATAAAATACGCAACAAGTGGCGTTCACGCACAGCAAATAAACGCACGCAGGCTGACATAAACACAGCCTTGCATGACTTTGAAATGATATTTGCAAATATGTAAATGTTGCATACAATTTTGTTTATTTTTATAAAATTCTTGACTTTTATGTATATTTTTGGTAATATTTAATAAATGTTAAGTATTATAACATTGTAAAAGCCACTCCAAACGGGGTGGCTAAAATTTTATCAAATTATACAGCGTACATCTTCGGGTGTGCGCTGTTTTTATGCCACAAGGGTGTCACATTTCGTTACGCCCTTTATTTTATATTGAAAGGAGTGTGAGAAATGAGTGCTACAGTTGGCGAAATCGGCTTAAATCTTGTACTGAACAGGCAAGGCTTTTCTAAATCGCTTAATGCAGTGCAGGAGCAGGCAAACAGCGTAAGCAATAAGATGTCTGCTAAGTTAAAAAAACTCGGTACAGCGGTTGTGGCTGCTTTTTCGGTTGCCGCTGTTAAGAAATTCGGTCAGCAGTGCAATGAATCGGCGGCAGAGGTTAATGCCGCAAATTCGCAGTTTGAACAAACATTTGGCTCAATGCAGTCACAAGCTGAAAGTGCTATTGCTACGGTATCTAAAAACAGTGGTATTTTGAAAACACGCTTGCAGGGTGTCGGAACAAGCATTTATGCCTTTGCAAAAACTACGGGTATGGACAGTGCAGACGCTCTTAATATGATGCAAGAGGCTTTACAGGTAACAGCTGACAGTGCGGCATATTACGACCGCTCGCTCGAAGATACCGCCGAAAGTCTTAAGTCGTTTCTTAAAGGTAACTTTGAAAATGATGCCGCACTCGGTTTGTCCTGTACTGAAACAACACGAAATGCGGCGGCCAACAAGTTGTACGGTAAATCGTTTACGGAACTTTCAGAATCACAGAAACAGCTTACTTTACTTGAAATGGTAAAAGACGCAAATAAACTTTCGGGTGCTATCGGACAAGCAAGCAGAGAATCAGACGGTTGGGAAAATGTAACAGGCAACTTAAAAGAGAGCTGGAATCAGCTCCTTGCGGTTATAGGCAAGCCAATTTTGCAAGTAGCAACTAACATTGTGCAAAAGTTGTCATCAGCTATCACAAAACTTACAGAGTACGCCAAAGGGGCGATAAATGCGCTTTCAAAGCTGTTCAACTGGGACGGAGATGATACAGCAAACAGCATTTCAGCCGCTGCAAGCTCGGCAGAAAATTTGATGAGGCAGAAAGCGGTTCAAACTCATTAGAAAGTGTTGCGGATAGTGCAGAAAAAGCAAAGAACAGCGTTGCAGGTTTTGACAAGCTGAATGTTATTACTAAATCAGATAGCGGCGGTTCTGATACTTCCGCAAGCAGCACATCGGCAAGCAATGGTACTTCTGTCGCAAATACTGTTGTTAAAGACACAAACAGCGGTGTTTCGGGTGCTTTTAAAAATCTATACGAAAAGAGCGGATTTAAAGGCTTTGTGGATAATGTTCAAAAGGGCATTAATAAGGTTGATTGGTCATCAATCAGCAAAAACTGCAAAATAATTTTTGATAATGTTAAGCCGATAGCCAAAAAAAGTTTTGAGAAGATTCAGCAGGTGAGTGCCGCCAAGCTCAAGGCGGTCGGCTCTGCATTCGGCGGAAAGTCGTTTCAGACCCTTTCGGGTGGTGTTGCAAAGTGGATTTCAAAAGACAGGGAAAAGATTATCGGTTTTATTGACACCATAGGCAATAATCTTACAAACGGTTATAACAATCTCTCAACTTTTTTTGATAATTTCGGTACGCTTGCAGGCAATGCAATTGACAATGTTCGTCCTCAAATGGAAGAGTCAATTTCAAATCTTTTAAGTGGTCTTACAACCTTTGCAGGTTCGGTTGGTGAAGTTATTTCGGGCGCATTTTCAATCGCAACCGAAAGCCTCGTCGAATGGACTGAAAACGACGGTGCAACAATCACAGAATTTCTTGAAAATTTACAATTGCAGTTTGCAGATGTGTTTGACTTTATCGGTCAGATTTTCGGAGATATCGGAACAATTATCAGCGAATGGTGGAACGGCAACGGACAGGAAATTTTTCAGAATGTGTGTGATATGTTTCTTAATATCGGCACAACACTGATGAATGTATACAATCAATGGATTAAGCCTGCTTGGGATTTTATCGTGGCAATTGTAAAGTCAGCGTGGGAAAATTGGCTGAAACCTGTTTTTGAGGGGGCAATAAACTTCTTCGGCAAGGTCGCAGACTGTGTTTCAACCGTGTGGAATAATTTCCTGTCACCGCTTGTAAACTGGCTTGTCAGCTTTTTGGGTCCTAAAATTCAGAACGTTTTCAATGCTGTAAAAAGAGTGTTTGATAATGTGTTTACATTCATCGGTGGATTGGTTAATTCAATTCTTAAAACATTCGGCGGTCTTATTGACTTTATCACAGGTGTTTTCTCAGGTGATTGGAAAAAAGCATGGCAAGGTATTCACGACTTTTTCAAGGGCATTTGGGATGGTATCGGTGCTGTGTTCAAATTTATTGTAAATGCTATCATTGACGGTATCAACAGTTTGTGGACAGGCATTTATAACTTTGTTTCGGGTGTTATCGATGCAATCGGCGGAATTGCAGGGGCTATTGGTTCTATCATCGGACAGGATTGGAGTTTTTCAATGCCTGAAAATCCGCCTCTCATTCCACATCTTGCAACAGGCGGACTTGTCAAAGCACCGACACTTGCGGTAGTCGGAGATAACGCAGGAGCTAATTCGGGCAATCCGGAAGTTATTGCGCCGCTTAGCAAGCTACAAGGTATGATTAATACTTCTAACGGCGAGGATACGGTAATTCTCGGCGAAATTCTGTCGTATCTTAAAAAGCTGTATGAGATGTTCGTAATATTCAGAAACAACGGCGGTAACTACTATCAGTTTGTCGCTGAAATTAACGGCAATGATATTTTTAACGAAATCGTAAAGCAAAACGAACTTTATAAAAACCGCCATAACGGCAAATCGGCATTTGAGTAAAGGAGGTGCAGTATGTCAAATTATAAAGGTTATTTACTAAAATTCGGAAATACCGAATTTCCTAATAACTATTTCGCTGAATATTCG